GGCTCCAGACCCATGGGCCCACGCTGAGGCGACGGCAGGAAGATGGTGGCGAAGTCGTTGATCGCCGTGCGCTGCAGGACGTCGGCCAGCACCCCCGCACCGCTGACGGACATGCCCACCGCCTCGACAGCGCCACCGGCAAACTGCCGCAGCTTGCGCTCGATCTGCCCCATGTTCTCCACGTCGTCGTGGGCGATGGCTGCGTTGTCCTGCTCGGCCAGCCATCGCGCCAGCGTCGGGGTGTCCTGCAGGTGCTGGGTGACCTGCTGCATGCGCAGGTTGCGCTCGACCTCTGGCAGGTTGCGCTGCACCACATCGCGGGGCAGGCCCATGGTCTTCCCGATGGACTGCGCGCGTGCAACCTGGTCGGGGTTTTCCATCAGGCCCGAGTACAGCGAGGCGCGCAGCTTCACGCGCTGGTCGTCCATCACGTTGGCCGCGGCCTGCTCGAACTCGCTCCCAACCCCCATCACTTGACGGGCGGCAGCATCGAATTGATCCATCATTTCACCCCGGTTGATCCGGTGGGCCGAAGTCCGTAGGCCCAGCGGATGGTGTCCTGAATCTGCGCCTCGGTGGGATTGGTGTTGCCCTCCCGGGCCAGTGCGGCAATGGCCTTGCGCCGGTCGTCGTCGCTGAACTCGGGCGTGAAACCTCGCCCCTGCGCGCGCGCCTCGAAGGCGTAGCCATCGCGCCACCGGCCGGCGATGTCGCCGCGGATGACCAGTTGGTCCAGCACCTGCTGGCGCTCGGTCTGTGTGAGTGCCCGGCCCTTCTCTCTGGCCGCCTGCAGCAGTGCAAGGTCAGCCTGCTGGTGGAAGATGCCGGCCTTCTCCTTCTTCAGGCCCAGGGCCTGGACCATGGCGCTCTTTTGCTGGGTGACGGTGGCAATGTCCTCCACATCACCCTTGCCGGTCTTGGCCTGCAGATCCACGAAGTGCTTGCGCTCGGCCGGCGCCAGCTTGTCGAAGTACATGCGCAGATCCAACCCGGCAAAGACCATCGGCTGATCTGCCGCCATCATGGTCAGGGCGTAGTAGGTATTGGGGTCGGTCGTGACCTGGGCGCCCTTGGCCACCTTGTCGGCGAAACTCATCACCGTGTCGCGCTTGTCCGGCGGAATGGCATTGCGCACCGACAGGGGCAGGCCCGCGTAGCTGCCGCCGTTTTGCTCGACCATCTCCAGCGCCGTGGCGACGGCCTCTTCATCTCGCTGCTTGCCCGCGTCCTGCGCCGCCTTGAACTGCTTTTCCGCGTCCTGGCGGGCGATCTTGTACGCCTCCGGGTCGCTGCGCAGGCGAGGGTCGTTGCGCAGGGCTCGATCGATTTCCTCGAAGGTCGGCGCCTTCGGTCGCCCCCCGCCTTCCTCGTACTCGCGCATGTTCTTGGCGACGTAGTTCCGCGTCTCTTCCGGCAGGTAGTCGATGTAGGTGCCGCCCTGCTTGTGCGCCTGGGCGATTGCCTGCTTCAGGCGGCCGGGGCCGGAGTTGTAGGCGGCATAGGCCATGTCCAGCCGACCGTTGAAGTCCTTGAGCTGCTTTTCGAAGTAGGCCCGCCCCAGCGCCTTGTTGTAGTCCGGGTCGTTGCGGTAGCGGTCCTCGTCCCACTTCAGGCCGGCGAGCTTGGCCGCCTCCGGCCCGGTGCCAGGCATCACCTGGGCAATGCCGATGGCTCCTGCAATGCTGGTCATTGGCTTGCCATCCGCACCGAACTGCCGGCCGCGCGACTCGGTGCCGATGAGGATGTTGAACGCTCGGTCGGTGTCGCTCGGCAATACCACCGGCTCGACCTTCTGCATCACCTCTGCCGCCACGGTCAGGCCCACGCGGGCCCTCATTTCCTTCGTGATCAGGCCGCGCACCTGCAGGATGTCGTCGGCCTCCATGTCCTTGGAGAATTTCGCGAGATACCCCTGGGCATACTCGGGATCGGTCTTCTCCAGAGCTGCCATCAGCGCGACCTTGTGCGCTCCGCTGATCATCCTTCGGGCGTGCGCCTCCTGCCACTCGGCTGATTTGCCGGTCAGCTGGGCCTGCCGGTACACGTTGGCCTTGATCCGGTCCACCGCTTCGGCGATGACCTCGGGGTTGTTGTAGTTCAACCCGATCTCGTTCAGGGCGGTCTGCTGCACGCCCTCAGCCACGGACAGTTGGTAGTTCTTGTACTCATCTGCCGAATGCCCCATGATGCCGGCCCGGAACTGGGTCGCCAGCTCCGAAGCCTTTTGGGAAAACAGGGCACGCTGCGCGTCGGTGCCCAGCCCTTCACCGATGGCCCGGATCTCCTTGACCAGGTTGTCGGTGTATTCGTCCTCCAGGGATCGCCCGTCCGGACGCTCCAGGGCGTTGATGCCCTTGAGGTTCTTGTAGCCCTGGTCCTTGTCGTAGGTCAGGCGAAGCGCCGCTTCCTTGGCCTTGTTCAGCGCGTCATCCACCCGCACCTGTGTGACCTGCTTTTCGGCGTCGATCTGCATCTGCGCCATCTGCTGGCCAAGGCGCTGGAGGTTGTCGCCCGTCTGCTGCAGTTCTTTCCCCGCGTTGTTCTGGATCGCCACCCCCTGGATGGGCCGGTTGTCCAGCGGGAGACGCGCGGGACGAGCCGGCGCGCCATCGAAAACTGCGGGGCTGAAGCGCGGTTGCGGCAGCGTGTTCGCGCTGACCTGGAAGGTGTCGTAGGTTGGGACTTTCATTTCACCTTGCTCCAGCGGTACCAGGTGTCAGCGACACCCATCGCGCCGGTGGCCAGCGTCGAAGCGAATGCACGGTCGGGGCTGATCGCGTTGGACGCGGCGTAGCTGGCATTGCCGGACCAGCGGTAGCCGAACTCGTCGCGCGCGGCCTGCTGCTGGATCTGGAACAGATCGGAGGCACCCTGCTGGCGGATGCTGCTGGCCTCGTTCGCTCCCTTGATGATGATCTGCACCGCCTGGTTGTTGCCCTCGATCTGAGCGGCCACACCCTGGGTCCGATAGCCCCAGGCCGTGCGAATGGCGTTCGCCTCGATCTGGTTCTTGTCGATCTCCTTCATGATGTCGGTCGAGGCCTGGATCTCGGCCGCATTCCCGACGCCAAGGTCGATCCCGTTGGCAGCCATGGCCGCGCGCTGGGAGCTCTTCATCTGCCCGGCCTTGAGGGTCAGAGCTGCTGACTGCTGCTGGCCCTGGTGCAGAGCGGACTCCGCGCCCATTTCGGCGATCTTGGCGTTTGCCTCTGCCGTCTGGCGCACCGTCTGCGCCTGGATGCGGGCCATGGCCTCGGCGTAGCTCGCCCCCAGCAAGGTGGCCTTGGCGGTGTAGTTGGCATTGATTGCGCCCATCGCCGCAGCGCTGCGGGCGTTGAGCATGGACATGTCGCCCTGGAATCGCAGGGCGCTCGACTGGGCCTTCGCCGTGTAGCGCGCGCCAACAGCGGACGCGATGACGCCAAAGAGCTGAGCCCAGCCCCCGAACGCGGTGGGCGACACGGCGGAAAAAGAACTGCCAGCCGTCAGGAAGCCGGCGTCCTGCGCGGCCAGCATCGATGTCTGCGCGCTGCCGACGTTCGTGCCGTAGAGCCGAGCTGTGTCGATGATCAAAGCCATGGGCTGACGGTATTGCAGCCCTATGGCGATGCGTGCATCAGCCGCCGCCCACCTCCACCTCTGCCGTCATGGACACCACCGTCAGTGGAAGCGGGTAGGCCTGGCGCACGAACACCTGTCCGGAATCACCCCAGGACGGGCCGATATCCACCGGCACCTCGGCGGACTTGAGCGCAGGCGGTGAGCCGTAGGGTTCGGTGGTGCGCTGCTTGGCCTCGGTGAGATGGTCCGCCGATGGGCCCACGAAGATGCCGGATGACCGGAACACACGGATCCACACCCGGTTGACGTTCTTCAGCCTGCCCTGCCCGAAGCCGTTGTCGATCTGCGCGGCAAACGGAAGGGTCTGCAGGTCAGCCGTGATGGGCAGGCCGATCTGCACCTTGGACGCCTCGATGTCCAGGGCGACCTTGCCGCCGGTCACCACCCGTTGAGGATGCACCGCGCCATCGGCCAGGATGCTGACGGTCTTGCCCTCGAGCCAGGTCAGCCCTGTGATCTCGTCGGCAGGCGGCCCGTCGTAGGTTGCCCCGCAGTCCACGAAGAAGGCGTCGGCCTGATCGCTGAATGCGCGCGATGCCATGCGCTCGACATACCGGACATCGTTGCCATCGATATTGCGCTTGACCACCACATAGAGCACGTCCTCCTGCCCCTCGGCCACCACCGCACATGACTCAAACGCGCCATCGGTGTCGTGCTGGTGCCAAGCACCGACCTGCTGCTCGGGCACATAGGTCAGGCCCAGCAGCTTGCCGTTGGAGCTGACAAACCACACCAGCGGGATCGGCGCCTTGGCGTAGGCCATGTCCAGGATCTCGAAACCGTCGAACAGGTGCGGCGCCCGAAGGGACAGGTCGCCGGTCAGGAACCCCCCGGCCTGCCAGTTGTATGCCAGCTCCCGAACGTGCCCACCACGCGCGGCGCAGTAGATCGCCGTGTTGTTCACGATCTGCGGCTGAACGTTGGACGCGCCCACATAGGCCTGCGGCACCACGTTGATCGTCGTCGGGGTGATGGCGTCCGAGTTCTGGCTGGTCACCCGCCACTCTGCGGAGCTGGTCAGCAGCAGCAGCTGCGCCATTGGCACGATGTGCCGCATGGTGTTCGCCTCCCGGGCGGCCACCCGGAAGCTGATGCGGTCATCATCACGGATCGGCAGCGAGTAGCTGAAATTCGACTCGGTGCCGCTCTTGCTCATCCACACGTTCTGCGGCTTGTTGATCGTGCCAGCGAAAGCGCGGCGCTGCTCGAAGTAGCTCACCGCTGCCGGGTAATCACCTGCCCCGGGGAATACGTCGTCGTAGATCGGCGGGGTCTTGGACAGGTCGGCAGCGATGTTGTCATCCACGATGGACGTGGTATCCGTCTCACCGATGTAGCCATACAACCCCCCTTGGAGCTTGTAGACGTTGTAGCGCGAGACCCCGGGAACCGCGCCCCATGAAATGGTCACGATGCCGCCGGTCTGGAACAGGTTCCCCTTGGCGCTTGCCTCGGCCGAGCCCTGGGACTCTTCAACTCCATCAGCCGACACCGCCGTGACCTTGTAGCGATACCAGTATTTTGCATCGGTGTGCCCTGAAGCGGTGGCAGTGACGCTCGTCGGCGGCGACAGCGTAGGCACGAAGCTGATGGGTACCAGGATCCACTTTGTCGCGCCCAAGCGCCGCAGCTCTCGAGGGGCATGGTTCGGGTGCACGATCGTCAGCACGTCGGCCGACTGGACGTAGTGCAGGTCGAACAGGTCCGCTTCCTCGTAGGGCGTTGGGATTTCGTAGGCTTCTGATGGAAGCGGATACCAGTACGTCGCATTCGGTGGTGTGTTGCCGGTCGTGTTGGCAATGCAGTAGTAGTTCACGCCACCTCTTGACACAAGATCCCCAACCACATACGCAGTCCCACCGCTGTACGCAGCAGGGCTTCCAGCCAGCAGTGTGGCCCCCATCGTGTGGAAGCGGATGTACTTGTGCCCGAACTCCAGCACCATCGTCTGAGTGGTGGAGAAAGTAAAGGGGATCAGCTTGACTTTCTTGCTGGAATCCTTCACCTCGCGCACGAATGCAAAGCCCGCCCGGTTCTCGGCGGGGCCGTGGGGCTTGGTCACGAAGTTGCGGCACAGCGCCAGGCCTGTCTGGAACTTGGCGTCATCGATCCGCCCGAACAGCTCTGGCGTGACCTCGCCACCTGCAAAGGATCTCTGGAAGATGCGCACGTTTGCCATCAGCGTGCTCCGATCCAGCCCGGGACATGCTCAGGCTTGACGTCGCGCTGGTTCGCGTCGAACTGCAGCGCTCGGCTGTAGGCCAGGTTGAAAGCGCTGAGCTGGTCCATGCCAGCCTTGCGCCCGGACTCTCCCTTGATCAGCTCGCCGGCCAGGTACGACGCCAGCAGCCGTGCCAGCGCATCCACGAACTGCGCGGGGAATCTGGCCGAATCGGTCACCCTGGCCACGTAGCGACACGTCGCCAGCTCGGTGTTGGTCAGGATGATGGGCGTGCCATCCGCTGCGCTTTCCGTCTCATAGGCCTGGGTCTGCGAGTCGGAGCTGGCAGAGTACGGGAGGATGGCCAGGATGCGCATGCACGATGCCGGGTATGCATAGGCGAACTGCCAGGACCAGGAGTCGACATTGAGCTGCGCGAGGTTGGCGCGGCGAGTAGCGAAGCTCCAGCCACCTTGCGGCATCTCCAGCAGCGTGTCGCGGGCAATGGGGTAAAACCGTGCGCAGTGCTCGGCCTGCGCACTGCCCTCTGGCGGTTCCAGGCTGGCAATCGTCGCCGGGTCACCCAGGTGCGACAGGGCCAGGTTGCAGATATCGACTTCGGATGCCATGGCGTACCTCAGAAAAAAAGGGCAGACGCTTGCACGCCCGCCCCAACATCGCAACGAAGAGAATCAGGCGCCCTTCGGGGTCTGGTCCGCGGCGTCCTTCTTGGCGATCTCGCTGAAGGTTTCCGGGGCCTTGTCAACCTTCGGCTGCTTGGCCTTCACCGGCTTTACCGCCGGCGCGTCATCAGACACCCTGGTCAGGTAGGGCTTGAGCTTGGCCGTGTCCGGAAGCTCAAACACTTGACCCGGCCGCACACGGACGCCGCCGATGAAGTGCATGCGCGTCGATACGACTTTCATCGGCTACCCCTTAGGCTGCCACCGTGGGTTTCCAGCTCGGCGGCTCGGTCGTCAGGAAAGCGTTGATCTTTCCGGCCGTCACCGCTTTGGTGCCGATGGTGCAGAGGACGCCGAGGTAGCGCTCGTAGGTGCCACGCGGCAGCCGTGCCACCAGCGGATATGCGCCCTTGCGGCACAGGTCGCCAGTTGCATCGGTGCCATCGGTGACGATGACGGGGCTGGATGCGTGGGCAGTGGCCGAGCCATCGGTGGCAATCGCAGCCTGAGCGTCGGAGGCCAGGGTGAACTGAATGGTGCCAGCATCGCCACCGGTGACGATCTCGGTGTCCACTTGGATGACGACATAGATGTCGCTGTTGCCGGGCAGGCTGTCCGCGGCGCCAAGGTCGATCACGTCACCGATCAGTGCCGTTCCTGCATTGCCAGCCACTGCGGCGGCATCGGCAAATTCGAGTCGTTCGTCGAGGATCATTTCGTACTCTCCTTGATGGTGCCGGGTTTAGATGCCGGCTTCGTTGGACAGGATGGCATCGCACTTGCGGATGGGGATGCCCAGGAAGGTGTTGACCAGCTTGCCCTGCGCGTCTTCCACGGTCCTGAAGCCCAGCGTGGTCTTGTTGTTGGCCTGCAGATCGATGGCATCCAGCGAATCGCGGTTCGCGTAGAACACCGGCCGGCCCATGGACAACGTCGGGATGCGACGGATGGCCTTGCGCATCAAGTTGTCCAGCTCCGGGCCGGCTTGACCGATGTCTTCCAGGTCGTAGTTGATGCGAACCACATAGCGCCAATCGCGCACCACCAGGCCGCAGTCCCAGCGGTAGTGAGTGCGGTAGGCTTCCATGCGGCCGCCGTTGCCATCCACGTTCTCGATGGTCACCTGGCCCTTGTCTTCCATGTGCAGACCCGCCTTGGAGCCCTTCGGGTAGATGCCGTGGACCGTGTTGGCGCCCCACACCACCAGCCAGATGGAGGTGTTGTCGTTGCCGTCCGGCGTGGCCGCGCTGGTCAGAATGTTGCCGCCGTTGAGGGCGGCCTGATCATTGAATCGCGGAGCGAAGCCGGTGAACGCTTCGGGCTCGGTGCCTTCGTTGCCATAGAACAGCGTCGAGGCAAATTCCTGGTTCATGCCCTCGATGAAGGCGCGATCCTCGGACAGGCGGAAGGACGCGGTGTTGCCGTTCAGGTCGGCCAGCGCCTTGTCCACCTCGGCGTAGGCCTCGAGCATGCCGCAGGTATCGGTGATCTGCGCGGTCGTGCTCTTGGTCGGCTGGACGCCGCCATAGAGCTTGCGCCAGGTGGGCTCAGGCAGACCGGTGCGGACCGTGGTGCGGTGTCCGGTCGGCAGGTTGCCTTCGACCCACACCATGTCCTGCAGGATCTCGTTGGTTTCGGTCAGCAGCTCGGCGATCGTGTCGATCTTGCCTTGCGGGTCGAGACGCTTCGTGACATCGAGCAGCGTCGGGTGGATGGTGGAAAGTGCGGACATTTCGCTTTCTCCTTGATGAATTGACGGTTGTTACTTGCCACCGAAAAGAATCTCGGCGGGATCCTTTGCCTTTGCCTGGCTGGCACCAGCGACAACGAACTTGTCTTCGCTGATGGCCCTGCCCGCCCGGTACATGAAGCGGATCACGTCGGGGTGATTGCCCAGACCGGACTCGTTCAGCAGGTTCCGCAGCTCGGGCGTCCCGAATGTGTCCAGCGCCTTTTTGGCCACTGCCAGGTTCTCCTGCAGCTTCTCGCCCCCGAACTCGGGATCGGCGGTTGACTGCTTTGCCCATTCCGCCGTAACGGCCTGGACCTGAGCGACCTGGTGCGCCTGAATGGCTGGTGCCATTTCTTCGAACACCTTTTGCGCGGCCTCCTGGGACAGCTTCAAGTCCTTCGCCACGGCGCTGAAGCGCTCGATCACCTCCGGCGCCACGCTGACGCCGTCGATGGGCTTGAACTCGTAGGACTCGGGAGCCTCCGGCTTGGGCTGCTCCTGACCCTCCTGCTGCTGGCCTTCGGCTTGCGCCTGGGCCGGCTGCCCCTCGGTTGCCTGCTGCTGGACGCCTTCGGCTGCACCAGTAGCAGCCTGGGTGTCCGGGTTGGACGCGGCTTGGCCTTCAGTTGGCGTTTGTTCGGCTTCCGTCGTCATCAGGGTTTCGTTTGACATGCGTGTTTTCCTTGACCATCGTCGAATACAGCTCAGGACAGAGCGCGTGGATCAGGCCAAGCGTGTGCAGTCCGTAGTTCCTGTGTCCCTCGGCGAAGCTCATGGCCATCGCGTTGGTGTTGAACACAGACCGAAACACTCCAGCCTTTTCCAGAAGACGCCAGACGATCCGGCGACCCCGCTTGCTGTTCATGAGCCACTTGAAATCCGATTCCTCGGTGTCCTTTGCAAGCCGCTGCTCGCGCTCCTGTGTCTCGCGTGCTGCCTCTTGTGATCGGACATCGGTTGGGTCGTATTCGCTCACGGGGTCACTCTATGGATGAGGTTTGGCGATGCGTGCATTACTTCAGGTGGAGTACCCGCTGAACGCCTGGGTGACGTCCTGAAGCAGGTTCGGCTGCGCTGTGTTGACGCCGCCCAGCTTGGCCGCCGCATCGACCGCCATCGCTGCGTTCTGCGCCTGCTGCGCCTGAGCTGCAGCCTCCGCACGTGCCTGACGGATGAGCGCCACCTGTTCGCCGGGGACGATGAGGTCGGGATCAACACCCAGGGCATCGGCATAGGTGTCGGCCCACTTGTCGGCGTCGAACTTGTCCAGCACATCGGGCTTGATGCCGGCCACGGCGCCGAGATTGCCCACGAAGCGGTCGATGCTGGCGGTCGCCACGGCGCGCTGGGCCTGGGCCAGCATGGACACGAACTCGACCGACAGCTCCTTGCCCTGCAGCTCTTCCGGAGGCGGAGGAACGGCGCCGGCCTCGACCATGCGCTGGAACGTCATGTCGATCATGGGCGACAGCATCTCGTTGTGCAGCCGCTCCAGGACCGGCCCGAGCATCAGGAGCTTCTCTTCATGGCGCTCGGCTACTTCGGTGGCCGTCATCTGCCCGGTGGTGTTGTTCGCCAGCATGAGGAACATGTCGGCGTGGAACGCGGCGCGGATGCGCTCGCGCACGTCCATGATGTCCTCGCGCAGGTACTGAAGGTTCAGGTTGACCTCGAAGGCGGTGCGGATTCCACCTTGAGGGTTGCCCGGGTCCACGTAGGTGACACCACCGGGCAAGCTGTTCACGCCAGAGTTCTTGGCAGAAGTCGGTGCCTGCAGCGGCGGCTTGGTCTGGTAGTCGATGGCCTGGGCCTTGCGAAGCTGCTCATGCTGGAGCTGCTTGATGTCGCCCAGCGCCTCCATGGCCGGGCTGTTGCCGTAGATGTCGCCACCTGACACCGCCCAGCGCGGACAGATACCGATGAACTCACGGTAGCCGGATTCCCGCAGCACATCATCACCATCCCCGCCCTTCTCAAAGTAGCAGGAGCGGTACGGCATGTTGCTGCCGTCCAGCTTGGACAGGTCGCGGTCGGCGCGTTGCTCGATGACGTGATACAGGTCCACGAACTGGTCGAGATGCCCGCGGTCGTACATGTTTCGCACCGTGCGGGAGCAGTTCTGGTAGCCGAACTCGCGCACCATTTGCACCACGGACATGGAGAACTCGCGGTACAGCGTGTTGACCCGTCCGTCTGCACCCTCGGCGATGCAGTATTGCCCGGCCGTCAGCGGGTGGTGGTGGATCACCGTCCGGTAGTCCGGCACCACCACGGAAGCTGCGGTACCGAAAGCCCCCAGCTCCTCGTACATGGAATGCAGAGCCCGGTATGTGTTCGAACGAGAGAACACCATCAGCATCTGCGTGCGCACGTCCTTGAGCCACTGCTTGACGGCGGCCGATTCGTCCATGTCCGGGTCGCTCGTGGTCAGGCGAAACCACGGGCGGGCCGGGCTGGTCATCCCCGCCATCAGGCCTGCGGCCAGCACGCGCAACGCGCGCGTTCCGGTCGAGTCGTAGATGTTGTTGTGGCGCCTTTCCCCACGATTGCGGTCGGACAGGAAGAACCGGCCGGAACGCGGCAGCAGGTTGTCGCTGATATCGCGCCAGTGGGTCACCCAGCTGGAGCGCTCGCTTTCGAGCGCCTTCCAGCGGCGCAGCATCTTGGTCCGGGCGGTTTCTCCTGCCATCAGGCCCCCAGCAGAGTGGATTTGCCCAGCTGCATGGACGCCTGGTCCACACCCTGCGGGCCGGTGAGCATGGTCCCGCCAACCCCGGACTTGCCTGCCTGTGCAGCAGCGTCGAGCAGACGGGCGGTGTCGGGGCGCTTCTGCATGGACCGGTTCATGTTCTCTTCAGCAGCCTTCAGTTGCTTGTCCATCAGCGCTTTGCTCTCGGCTTGCGCTCGTTGGGCTTGAGCAATGGCGGCGGCCTGCGCTCGCTGTTGTGCAGCCAGTTGTTGCTGTGCAAGCCTTTCCGCCTGAGCCAGCTTCTGCTGCTCTAGCTGCTGGGCTTGCGCCAACTGCTCGGCCTGTTGCTGGGCTTGCAGCTTGCCCTGGTGTTGGGCTGCCTTCGCTTGGTCGATTGTTGCGGCGGTGCCTGCGGCGGCGGCAATAAGCAATGCCGTTTCGATTCCCATGTCAAAGCTCCTTCGTGACTACAATGTCGGCTGGTTGATAGCCCCGCGCCTTCAGGATCTCGTCCAGCGACGTGCCAGCGCGGCAGTGCCAAGAGAACCACGAAGCGCCCCGCGCCCTTGCCTCCTTCTCTGCTTTGACAATCAACCTTCCAGCAGTCAACCCATTGCGGAACTCTGGCGAGACATACAGCGCATCGTTTGCCGCGAACTTCACGGACGGGTTGTGCGCGTGGCCTGACACCATGACGGTGCAATAGCCAACGGTTTCACCATCGAACTCAGCACGGACGGCAAACAACAGACCCGCCCGAAACAGGGCGTCATAAGCCTTGATGTCGGGGTCAAACGGAAAGCTGAACCCCGTTTCGTGCCAGTTCGCCTCAAGCATTGGCCTGATGCGCGGCATCCACTCGGCGGGGTTGACTATCTCCAGCAGCATGGGCGCAGCCTATCGGCGGCGCTTTGCGATGCGTGCATCAGTTCATGGCATAGGGGTCGTAGTCCGTGACCTGCTGCCGCTGGTACTGGGCCAGCGGGTTGCGCTTTGCGATGGGCATGGCGAAGGTCAGGGCCAGAGCGTCGGCTTTGTCGGGTGACCTGCCGATCTGGTCCTTGATGATCTCCTTGTCCGCGATCCGGAACTTGTCGCCCTGGTAGACAAAGGTCGTGGCGCAGAGCTCTTCCTTGAGTTCTCGGTCGTCTGGCAGCGCCCCGCCCCCCTTGACCCACTCGGCCAGCCTGAAATACATCTCGGCCCGCTTGTTGTAGAAGCGGTAATCCGATGCCCGGCTGCCGAACTGCACCCCGATGACGTCGTGCCCAAGCTGCCGCATGGCGTCGATCACCCCCGCACCGTAGCCACCTGTTTCGTCCACCAGGATGGCGTCGGCCCGCGCCTCCTTGAACTCCCGGATGAACTGCTGCGCCAGCACCATGGTGTCGGGGATGCGCATGGTCCGGATGGGGAAAGCCTGCCGCCCCTGCCGCTTGGCAATGGCACTTGCGTCATCGCCCTGCCTGGCCACGTCGCCACCCAAGACAATGGGCGCGTTCTCGATCTGCTCCTGCCGGTAGTGGCGGGCGATGGAGGCATCGACGTCATCCGGGCCAAGCAGGGCATTAAACCCGGTTGGTGGGAACAGGCCGAGGATGGTAGCCATGACCCATGGGTTGTCCCTACCATAGGTGCGGATCATCTCCCGGGCGTGCTCCACGCTCACCCGCGGGGTGCGCTTCGGGTCGTCCGGGTCTGCCGTGATGGTGATGACCTTCCACCGGCCCTTGGTGCACGACTCGTACAACAGCCCGGACGTGCTGGTCGGGTTGCCTGCCTGGATGATGGCCGCATCAAGTGGGCTCCCGGTGAAGATCTGCTGCGCTGTGCGCCCCACGGCCACCGGCATGTCGCCCGTCTCATCCAGCAGCACGAAGGGGAATTTGCTGTGCAGGCCGGACAGTGCCCGCCCGATGGCCTCCGCGTTGGCGTCCTTGGCGAAGGACCGGGCCGACAGGAACCAGGTTTCGGGGTGGTCGTTGGCGTAGATCTTCTCCTTGGTCCAGGTGAACGCCTGCTGCAGGAACGGGGAGCGCTGCTGCCACTTCGACAGCTCGGCCCACAGGTTGTCCTTGAGGTTGTCGGCAGTGATGGACAGGGCGGCCCCCTTTGGGTGCTCGCCGGGCGCAGCGAAGCAGGTCAGCCGGTGCCAGCCCATCCATGCCAGGGTGGCGGACTTGCCCGGGCCGGTGCAGGCTTTCATGCACAGCATGCGCGCCTGGTTGCGCTCGCCTCCCAGCTCCTGCATGGCTTCGACCTGCCATTGGTCTGGCGTGACGCCGAACACCTCAACGGCGAACTTCACCGGGTCGTGGCGCCACTCCCGGATCTTGGCTCTGGCTTTCTCCAGTTGGCTCACTCTCCCCCCGCGACCAGAGATTCCAGGGTCAACTTGCCGGTGTGCTCGATCTTGTCCTTGAAGGCGCCGACCCTGACGTGGCGGCCGATCATCTCCAGCAGCTTGGAGCGGTCCATCAGCTTGACCTTGCGGACCGTGGAAAACTGCGGCCGGCCATCCTCGTCCTCGCCGTTCCTCTCCTGGACCGTCTCGACGCCGGCCACCAAACCGGTGCGGAAGGCCAT